GACATGCGGACGCGGATCTCGTCTGGGAAGCATTTGTTCATGGCGGCGAAACCTGAGTCGGGGTCTGGTCGATGTAGCTGCGGGCGGTGATGAGGCCGGTCATGACGACGGAAAGCGCGAAGCTCGTGGTCTCCCGCCAGTCCGTGAAGTTGACCGTGGCGAGGCCCGCGCTGGCGGCTGTCCCCATGGCGATGAGGATGTAGAGAGACAAGCGGGCGGTGGATTGTTTCGGTGTCATTTCGGCGGGTTCATGAGGCGATAGAGTGAGATGATGCCGACAGCCAATCCGATGCACCCGCCCGTGATCCGCACGCCCCAGTCGAGTTGTTCCTGGAATGTGGACAGGACGCCGAACGTCGAGCCGATCACCCCGAAAAGGCCAGTCGTAAATGTCTGATAGTGGGTCATGGGAGGAGATGGGTGCTAAAGGGTGGGGTCTGGGATCAATAAACGATCATTAGTTGCCCGGTGGACGTCTTGTAAACATCGCCAGCAACTAACCCTCCAGATAGTGCAGCGGCGTTGTCGGCGTAGGTAGTGGGGGCGGTGACGAAGTTGAGGACACCCGAAGCCTTGATCTTAACGCGGAGCGTCTGCGCTGTCGTTCCTGTCTCTGTACCAAACCCCAAAGATCCTCCCGACTTTCCTAAAATCACCGAATCACCGGGAACCGCCCCAGAGAAGGAGCTTGTAGCTAGCGCGAAAACGAATCGGGACGCTTGGCCGGAATCAGCTCCTGTTCTAATTCTAATGCTAGGGTTTGTTGCGTTTTCAATGGTTTGGGGTGTGCCCGTGAATGTGTTTCCCGAAGTGGTATAGGCGGATGCGCCGTTTGCCGCTTTATCGAAGTGATACTCCAGCAGGTTTGCCCATGCGAAACTTCCGGCTGCGTTCCGCACTCCGAAATTGACGACATCGTTACCTCCTGTGATGACGCGCCTCCACATGTGCCCCCAGGTGGCCGCTGATGCAGCCTCGCCGGATGCGGCGTTTGCCGTGGCCATGCTGTTCGCGGCAGTAAGCGTGGCCGAGTAAACGCCCGATGCGTAGGTATCAATCTTAACTACACTAGATGAGTTCCAAATTGAGAGGTTCCGACTAATCGTGCTATTTTGCTTTATTGCGGCGCCATTGGTGGTTGAAGTCACTCCGAAGAGGCAGCCGAGAAATGTAGCCTGCTCTCCCCCTATTTCCACCGAGAAAGTATCCGCGCCGGGCGTTCCGAAATTTCCGAAATAACATCCGACGCATGTAAAAGCCCTCCCGTCAGTCGTCACAGACTTAATCGACCTGCTGCCTGCTGTCTCAAAGTTGCAACCGACAATCGTTGTTGTTCCGCTTTTCTGGTGCAGTATTCCAATGTCTTGGGGGCCTGCAAAATCAGAGGAGATAATGGAGCTTCCCGCCCCCCCTGCCATCCAAATACCGACCGTTCCGGTTCCAGCGACAGATCCTGCCGGGCTAGCCATGATTGTAGTGCTGTTCCCTATCATTATGCAGCCGTAAAAATTGCCTTGGAAAACAGTTGATCTCAGGGATGAATTTGAAAACTCCTCAAGGTGCGACCCGACGTTGAATGTGCCGAAATAACAGCGGTCGATCTCGCAGAAATCCACGCTCGCCCCCGAGCCTTCAGCGCCGCTTTGCAGCGACTCACCGCAAACCACCATGCCGCAGCTCGTCGGGCGGTATTGGTTCGTTCCGCTGCCGACTGCCGTGATGTCGATGGCTGTCCCCAGTAATGCACGGGGGCGATTGTAGGCGAGCTTGAATGAGTCGTCATCTACGCGGATCGCCCAATACATGCGCTCGACACTGAGCGGAGCGGGCAGGGTATTTGTGGTGGTGCACATCACCATGTCGCCAGTTGTAAGTCCGTGTGCTGTGGCTGCGATGACATCGGTGGCGGCTGTCGCGGTGCCGGTCACAGCGGTCTGGAGCGTGGCGGATGGCCCTATCACCCTGATCCCCTCAACCTTAAAGGAATTGTAGTCGGCTGGCACCATGATAACCGGAAGCCGGTTGGATGTGGTGGTGATTTTGGTGAAGGTTCCGAATGCAGGATTTCCCTCTCCGATCACTTCGGCCCCTTCCCAATCGAGGGTGATGGCGATGCCAGAAACGAGATAGCTCAGGGCTGGGATATACAGAGGCTTTTTTGCAGCCTTAGCTGCTGCGGTCGCTGCCACAAAAGCGGCGGTGTCGTCGGTTATCCCGTCTCCGGTTGCTCCGTATTCAATCACATTGATAACTGGCCGAGCGGTATTTGCCGCAGTGAAATCTCCACTCGCCGCAGTCGCCGCCGTGCCGAGGCCGAGGGCGGTGCGCGTCGCGGCCGCGTCGTTGTCGAGAACGCCGTTTAGAGTGGCGTTTGTCACACCGTCGAGGGTGGCGTTGGTCAACTGTCCGCATAACGCGGACGCGGACAGGAGGAGGATGGTTAGGGCGTGTCTCATGCAGTTGTGATGTCGAGTTTGGAAAGCGCGGTGTTGTAAAAAAGGCTGCCGATGGCGAGGTCCGTGTTGGCGGTGGTGAGGTTGGCCTTGGTGGGGAGGCCTAGCAGCGTGACGACGGACGCGGCTGTCAGGGTTGGGATATCGCTCGTCAGCGCGAGCGTGCCGCTGGCGTTCGGAAAGGCGATAGCTTGGTTGGCTGTCGGCGCGTGGGAAAGCGTGGTGGCATGGGTTCCGTTATCCAGTTTGAATGTCCCACCTGTCTGGATGATGCTGCCAACCCCTAACGTGTAAATCTTGGCTCCGACTCCACTGGCATAAATAACGTTATTATCTCCAATAACGGAAATCCCGCCGTCCTCGCTCGTCAGTGTTATCGAATCTGTGAACGCTGGGCCAGCCAGCGGGGCCTTGAGGGCGAGCGCGGCGGCGAGCGCGGTGTTGTCGGCTGGCACGCCGCCGAGGTCCGCGAAGTCGGAGGCTCCGTCACCAGCTGGGCCGGTGGCCCCTTGGGCTCCTGTTGCTCCGGTGGCTCCGGTGGCTCCGGTGGGGCCGGTAGGTCCGGTGGCTCCTGCAGCTCCTGTGGGGCCTGTATAGGGCACCGCAGCGCTCAGCGTGTGCAGGGGGACGCTCGTCGTCGTCTGGCGTGTCGTGTCGCGCTTCAGGACCAGCGTGCCGTAGGCCACCGTCAAAATGACGCCCGTGGTCTCGTGCTCCGCTTGGATGTCCCAGTAGAGGGTCTTACCACCGAGGTCACGCGTGTCCACCGGGTGGAACGTCACCGAGGCACTGGAGCTGACGACAGGATCGACAATGCCCACTCCGCTGGCGTATTGGAACTTGGCCCCGAGGTCGCTCGCCGCGTTGGACGCCTTGGCCGTGAAGATGAGCTGATAGGCCGAGCCGGGGCTGAACGCCGCTCCATCCACTTCCGTCTTCAACGGAATGGACACCGTATTGGTGTCTCCTGCGTAGAACGTGATCTCCTGTGATGTGAGCGCCATGGTTTAGCCGGGCTAAAGAGAAAGAAAAAGAGAGAGCCCGCCCCCGCACTGGACGGAGACGGGCCGGATTAGATTAAGAGACCCGATACCAGTTGGTACCGTCGCTCAGGAAGCGGCCAGACGTGGCTGTCGCAACCGAGTTGGTGCTTCCAGCAGCAGCAGCAGCCGATAGGATGATGTTGGCTGAATCGGCGGAGGCCTTGGTGACCGTAGCGGCGGCAGCACCGTTCTTGATCACGATGATCTCACGAAGCTCTCCGGCCACTAGCGGTAATGTCGCGGTGACGGTCGATGTGGCCGTGAGGTAGGTGACACGAGTGGTCAACGCCACGGTAGTTGTGGCATCGGTGGTGGTATCCGCTGGTAGAGGAGTAACCAGTCCGCGTTCGGACCCGTCGTCACCAAGGATGGCGGGTTGACCAAAGGCGAAGCCAAATGCCTTGCGGCCACCTTTGAGGAAGCGTCGGCTGGCGGAGCCATTGGGATTGGAAGGAAGGATGAGTGAGAGTAGAGATTTCATGATGTTGTATAAGGTAGCCCATTAAGCAGAAAACCCCGGCCCGGATGGGCGTCCGAACCGGGGATAACACACTACTGTTTAGCCAAGCGAGCTTGCGTCCATGACACGTCCGTCAGGAGTTGGAACGGCGAGGTGACGGATCACGATGCCAAACTCTGGAGAGTCGGGACGGGTGCCGTTCGACCATGTTCCACGGAACTGGCCGATGGAACCGTCCGGGTTGTCATCGCGGTGCTCGTAGTTGGTCCAGCGATAGCTGCCCGCGTAGTTCATCGCAGGGAAGTTGGCTTGTCCGACCGAGGTGATTGGCTTCGGAACCAGCGTGGTGCAGACACCCTGATGGTAGACGTAGGAATCTTCCCAAGTGGCGGTGAGCCAATTAGGATTAGGAACACGCTTGTAAACACCCGAGGAAGCAGGAGTTTCCACGACATAGAATTGCGGAACCTTGCACCAGAACGACGCGGCGGTGGTGCCGGTGGTGATGGCAACAAGTGCAGTGGCAGTGGCGCTCTTAACGACGTAAGCGGTCGTGGACGAGCGGCTGACAACCTCAAGTTTCTGGGAACCGGTGAGGATGGTGGAACCCTTGAAGAGGGTATAGGCAGGGGCACCGTTCAGCACCAGTGCGCCAGTGGTGGCGTTCAGGGTGTCGATGGTGGTCGTGCCGCTGGCGATGAATTCCCAGCGGTCCACCTTCTCGTCGCAGGTGTGGACGAAACCGTTGTAGCTCCACTTCTTGCCCATCGCGGCGAGGAGGCCCTCGTTCTGCGAGCTGTAGCGGAAGTCCTCGCGGACATCAGGGTCGGCCATGATCAGGCGGCGCGACTGGCGCGGCGAGGTGATCAGTGAGTAGCCTGCGGAACCACCAGCTTGACCAAGAGAGTCCTCTCCTGCACCTTGATGGTTCAGGAACTCATAGATGATATCAGTGAATCCATTGGTGAGAATTGAGCTGTCCGTTCCACTGTATGCAGGAAACGCGGTGTTGCCGTAATCTCCGCCATCCAAGCTGAAGCTGGAATCAAGGACGCAAAGATTGTCGGCGATGCGCTTGTATTCCGAGCGGGAGCGCTCAATCTGAAGCTCGCGACCTTGGTCGGCCAGAGCGTTGATGCAGGCACCCATTTGCTTTACCCGGACGAACTTGTCGCGCAGGTTGTTGGTGTTCATCGGAGGACCCCACACGGCCTTGTGTTGGAGGCGGTAGTCACGAAGGGTTTGCGTGAACTCAACGGTATCCGAAGGAGGAAGGCCAGCTCCGGTGCCTGAAAGGTGGTTGGCGGTGTTGTCGCTGGCACTCAGGTCCGTGGCGACGTTCGCCCAATCCACTTCTTCAGCGAGAGCTCCAGTGGTGCTGGCAGCCGTCACGAGTTTGGCGCGGTCGAATTGGAAGGTTTTCTGGACCGAGGAAATTTCGTCAGACCAAGTTTCCTTGCGTCCGAGGGTGATCCAAGGGGTGGGACGACCCATGATCTTTTGATTGATCATCGGTCCGATTTGGGGTGCTTGTTGGACCATGAGGTCCGCGACAGAATAGGTAGCCATAATTTTAGGTGGTTATCGAGAGTTCTTTGTTTAGCCCGGCTAAAGATCGGTGATCTTTCTTGGTTGATGCCAAGGCTTGGAAAACAGAGCTGGCGCACTTGCGCTTGCTCAAAGGATGCTTTCTTAGAACGGATAACGACCGAGCCTCCGAATCAGGACCTTTTCAAAACCCGCCTGATTGTTGGGTTCGAGAAGGTTTTGCCCTAATCCGGAGGCCACGTCAACTACTTTGTTTCAGGAATCTTGAAATTCCCAAAATATTTATCAATGCGTGAACGCGTAGTCGCTGTTCATAGCTTCCATGAAGTCCTTCGGCTTGTTGCCGTCGGGCTTGGTGGCCTGCACGGAACTCCCGGCCTTGGCTGCCGTGCGGACGCTCTTGACGTCCTCCTTCTCATACACTGAAAGGCGCTTCTTGAGGGCGACCAGCTCCTTCATCGCGTGCGGCAGGGCGGACCCGGCGAACGCGGCGAACGCCATGTCGTTTGCTTTAGCCCGGCTAAAGTCAATCGCCAGCCCCTTGGCCACCAGCTCCTTGAACTTGGGTGTCTCGCCGTCCTCGTCGACAAAGCCCGGAATCACTTCCTTGTATTTGTCCCAGATGGACTTCTGGAGGGTTTGGACGCTGACGCGTTGGTCGGCCAGCAGCTTGCGCTCGGATTCGACGCGTTGCACCTTCTGTCGTTCCAGTTCGCCCTCGGCATTGGCCATCATCTGCTCGCGCTTGTCGATGAGGTCGCCGAACTTCTCGCCGAACGACAACACCTTGGACTGGATGACAAGGGACGCCTCGCCGAAATGGGTGGACATCAGCTCCTCTTGGACAACGGGATCGCGTTCCTTGATGATCTGGCGAAGGATTTGCGGGTCGAGCTGGAGACGCTCGGAAAGCTGGTCGGCTTGGGTGAAGATGGCGGCGGCTGGCTGAACCACCTCGCGCTGGTAAACGTCTTCCGACTCCACCTTGAGCTTGGCGCTCTGTGAGCTCACCTCGGTCAAGCGGGCCTTCAGGCCGTCAATCTCTGCGGTCTTGAGCTCAAGCTCTTGCAGTTTGGCTTGAACCTCGGGCGTGACGGTGGACTGCTTGGCGGCTTTCAGCTCAGCCTTGAGGGCTCTGAACTTCTCCCCGGCCTTGGCCTCCATCCCTTTGACCTCCTCCTCGGTCTGCTTGTCGAAGGCCTCCTCGTTGAAGGCTCCCTCCTTGACCGGCTCCTTGGCCTCTACGGGCGTCTCTGGCGCGTCGGAGAAGAATTCCTCCTCAATGACAGGGGTGGTGTCTTCCGGCGTCTCCTTGGGCTCCACGGGAGCATCAGGAACGGCGGCTACGGGGTCGGGCGCGGCTGGCGTTGGTTCCAGTCCGGCTTGCGGGCCGTCAAAGAACGCGTCCATCGCGGCCATCACGTCGTGGTTGGGGTCGCCGTAAACAGCGTCCGCCATTGTTGTATCTGTGTTTTCTTGAGACATAGTGTGTTTGGTTGGAGATTAGTTGCAGGTCGGTTTACAGTTGTTTTTTTGAGGAAGATCTTCGAAGGGCGCTTGTTGAGCGATTGTTTCTTTTGGCGCGAAACAAAACCCGATATTCGTTTGGATCGAGTGGCTCCTCATGCTGGAAAAAACCATTGGCATCACTTGATGATGCCCTCACAACTTGGAATTCCATATCATGAACCAGATTGCAATCGCAACAAGACATTCTATATCCAACCATCACAGGAGGAACCCACCGACTCCATCCGTCTTCGGTTTCTTTTTCGATAATGAATTTTGCCATGAGTTTAATCGTTGGTTGGCTTGCTTGGAGATTGTTTCCATTGATCCTTTTTTGCGACTAGCCAGTCACTCTTCCAGAACCAATAGCGGCAACGCCCATAAAGAAGTTGAAATCTCAAGCGATCCTCAAAAGGAAGATCCTTAATCCATGGATGATTACTAATCATGATTTTAGTCGTTGGTCGGTTTGAGGCGGCGGGAGGTGGAGCCTTCAAACTGAGGCTTCATCTCCGCCAAGGCGTAGAGCTTCAGCAAGACCGCCACGGCCCCTTCCGTGTGGTTGTAGGCCATCGCACAGGCTTCCAGCGTTGTCGCCCCGCGTCGCTCGCGGAACACCCCGTTGAGAGCTTCCTCGATGGCCTTGGTCATGGTCTGGCTTTGAAGCAGCGCCTTGAGGTCCTGCTGCTCTAGGACGGATAGTAGTGTTTTCATGAATCTTTAGCCGGGCTAAACCTGCGTGGCCTTGAGGCGTTGGAGCTTGGCCTGCGCCTCGGCGTCTTTGGTGACCAGTCCGCTCATCGCCTTCTGGGCCTCGGCCACCTGCTTCCATTCCCCGGCCTTCTTGATGTTCTCCAGCTTGAGCAAACCAATCTGCATTTCCTGCTGCATCTTCTGGCGATGCTTCATGTCGCTCATCTGCATCTCCTGCTGGGTCTTCTGCTGGAGCTTCTGGTCCTCGCTGAGCTCCTGTTGCTCGCCGCCGGGGCCTTGTTCGCCGCCCTCTTGAGCCGCCTTGTTGATCATCTTCAGGCCGTTGACGACAATCTCGCCAACCTGCTGGACCTGCTGGTGATACTGGTTGAGCTCAGGCTGCACGCTCTCGTGAACCACCGTCATCTCCAAAGTTGCAACCGCATGATCGTAAAGCATTTGATGCTCCATCGTCCATTGCATGAGGTCGACCTGACCCTCGTCCACCCCCTTCAATCCCTCCATGAGCTTGTTGATGTGGATGGGGAGGTGCACCATGTGGAGCTGGCCGTCCTTCGGGTCCATGTAGTCGCCTTCGAGAAGCTGGAAGTTTTCCAAGGTGGCAATCGAGTCGTCGTATGGAATGCGGGTCTCGTTCGGCGTTCCGGCGTAGCGGTCGGCCAAGTCCACCCCGCCCAACATAATCAAACGGTCGTAGTCGAAGTTTTTACGTCCCACCGCGTCCCACGTCGAATAGCCTTGCTGGATCTGGTCCATCAGCATGATCCGTGACGCACGGGAACCGGTGCCAATGATCCGCGTGGCCTGCACCCGCTTGAAGTCGATTTGCTTGAAGACGCTCTCAGGGACGCCACGGGCCACACAGCGGGCCTTCATCTCGCGCACGCGGGCCGCAGCCTGCTTGTCCTTCTGCCTGACCGTGAACGCCCGACGGACCTTCTCCTTCGTGATCTTGTCGTAGGGACCGTAGAACAACGTGACGGCGAAGCTGTTGAGCTTGTTGATGAAATCGAGCTTGGAGCTGACTTCCAGCTTCGTCTGACGGCTCTTGTCGTCGTTCATCATCATGTCGCCGGAAGCAAGACCGCCGGTCGCCCGGTTGAGGATGGAACGCGTTTCGTTGATGGCTGGCATCAAGGCGTTGTTCAGGTTGATCCCCACCTGCCTGTCCGGCATCTTCATCGTCGGCGGAATCATGATGGCCGAGCCGGAGTCGATCAGCATCATGTCCTGCTCGTCTTCCGTGGAAGCTGGCTGGAGAATCAACGACGACCCGACCCGGGCATTATCGAGCATCTTGCAATGGAGGATGTCCCCGGCGTTGCACAGCTGGAAGATCAAATATCCCAAGCCGCGCACCGTGTAGAGCCGCCCGCCGTTACCTACGCTGAAAGGAAAGATTTGGAACGCCTGATCCACCGAATCGTAGTGGCCCGGCGACTTGAAGATGAAATCCTCCGGCCCGCCGTCCTGATCGGACAGCGCGTTCTTGGCCGAGATGTAGTAGGACCAGCGTCCGTCAAACTCCCTGATCCACGAATGGATGACGGCGATGTCCTCGCACTTGGAGTCGACAAAAATCTCGTTCGCCTTGATCTGGCGCTGCATCTCCTCCCAGTCGTTCCAGTCGGACTTCACCTGACGGGCGCTTTGGAGAATGGCCTTGCGAATGGCGTCCTCGTTCCAGCCCTCGCCGCCAATCTTGGTGAACAACTCGGTGACACCGTAGGAGCCCAGCGAATGCGCCTGCTCGATCTTGGAGGTGATGATGCCGCTCTTGCGCGGAAACTTGAAATGGTCGAGACCGGCGACGGAATACTGCATCGTCTCCTTGTCGTCGAAATAGGCAATGGCCACCCCGTGCTTGACGTAGGTGGCGGCGAGCTGGATGTGCAGGGCCAACGCCCCGTCATCATCCCGGTCCATCACCGTGTATTCCTCGGCCAAAATCTGGCTCCACGTCAGCGCCTGCTGCTTATCCACCGTGGGAAGCAGAGGGATGTCAGCCAGCACTTTGGGCGTAGTGTAGATGTCGACGTAGGCGGCTTGGGCTTCCGTGAGGATGGTGGCTCCCTCACCGGTGGTGATGTTGAAGCGGTCGCTCTGGCCCTTGTTCTCCAGCTCGGCGGCGTCGTGCGGCGGCGTGTAATCGGCCAACCCGTCCACCAAGGAGCGGTTGAACGAACTGTCGTTGTCAGCCTCGCGCAGGAGCTCGTAGCCGTTCCGCGCCGCAGCCGGACTCCCCAGCCTTTCCTTCGGTTCCTCCAGCGTCTCGGCGTCGAGGGTTTTCAAGTCGTCGAGCGACTGCTCCGATTCGCGGAAGAGGGAGGTGGTCATAGGTGTTTAGCCGGGCTAAAGGATTATCGTCCGCGCTCTTGCAGGGCTTCTGGGTTGGCGATAATAATCGCAGTCCCCGTCACAGCGGTCACGACAATCGCCATTTCCGAGTGCGCCCCGTAGTTGATCACGGACTGTTCGGCTGTCACCGTCAGCGGCGTGGCAAACGCTTGGTAGGTTCCCGGCGCGGTCAAATACTTGATCGTTGCGGTGATGGTGCCTGACGTGGCTAGGCGAAGCGTGCGCCCCGGAGTGATGTCAACAAGGTAGGTGCCTGTCGCGGTGATTGTGAGTTTTTGCATGAGCTATGAAGAGGTTGGGCTCTTTTCCATCAATCCAGCCTGATTGTCAAGCATTCAAGATGATCACCGCATCTTTCTGCCCACCGTCGTCAACAAGTTGCGCTTGGTCACCACCTTGGCCCAGCCCTTGTTGACCATCTTCGCCACCTTCTGGACCTCGTCGCTCTTGAAATGCCCCAGCGTAATCGCCTTCTCCACCAACAGGTTGAACGTGTCCGCCATGTCCGGACTCCGCTTGAGACGCTTCTTCGCCTCCTCCTTGCTCTCCACCCTGACCGTCCGCCCCTCCTTCTCGTGGTATTCCCTCTCGATCAACTCCGCGATGAGCGCCTTGCTCACCCCCGTGATCTGCCCCGAACGGATGAACTCCTTCGGCTGAATCCACAGCTCGCTGTTCTTGTTGAAATAGCCGCAGTCCTCGTTACGGAAGACAATCGTCCGGTCGCTCGCCTTGCCTTGGAAATTCACCTTCTGAACCGCCGACGACCACTCCATGTCCACGACATGACCGAACGGCGTTCCCGCTCCCGTGTTGTCCATGATCGCACGCGTCGGCTTCACGTCCCACTCCTCGCACAGCTTCTTCCAGCCCCTCACCGTCTGGTGCGTCAGCGCCACCGCCTTGTTCAGGACGTCGTCCTCGATGGTCTGGTAGCAGCACAGGTGCAGGTGATCCCTACCGTCCACCTTCCCCAGCTTCCCGATCAACGCCTGACTCCTGTCCCCGCCACGGCTGTGCGCCGGGTCAATCGACCCCAGCGTGCTCGGCGTGTTGTCCCAGATCGGCTCCCGCTCCTCCATCGCCCCGGCATTCAAAAACTCCACCTCCGAGTAAATCGAATTGCTCGTCCCGTCAGGACACCAGAACGCCTTCACAAACCGGTAATACCCTCGGCTCGTCTTCCCGCCCCGCTTCTCCGCAATCCGGTCGCAATACCCCTGATCCGTCATCCACTTGATGTGCCCGTAAAGCTCAGGGTGGGTGATACGGGGACACTGCTCCGCATTCAACCGGATGCAAGCCCCATACTTGGTCGTCCACCGCTCGTCGTTCTCCGTCACACTCCGCCAACCTGCCTTCGGCTCGCACAGGTCCCCGAACGGGTCGGTCAACCGGTCCGGGTTGGCCATCCCCACGAACATCAACCGCTCGTTCGACGTCATGTTCTCATACGCCGTCGTCAGAATCCCGTCCGTCAAATGGTTGAACTCGTCCGCCGCCACAATCACGTTCGGATTCTTGATCCCCAGCAACTCGTCCGACGCACCGTCCGACGCACTTCCCGCTGGCTTCAACAACACCCCGCTGTTCCGGTCGGTCCCCATGCTCTGGTTCAGCCCCTTGATGTAGCCGTTCGAGTCGATCAACTTCCCCGGACACCCCTTCTTCTGAGCCTGCGCCCACAACTGCGTGATGCTCTTCCAAATCCGCGTCCGAGCCGCATCCTTCGTCGTCGACATCACAATGAAGAACGTCTCCGTCGGACGCGCCCAATACTCCATAAGTCCATACAACGCAACACCATGCGACTTCCCAGAGTTGTGGTGGATTGCGCCTTCTGCGAAATAATGATGCTCAACCGGAACATTGAGGTCATAAAAATCATGGGTTCCGACACTTGTGATTGACTCGACCTGAATAAGTGGCACCATCAATCCCGATGAGTGCATGGAGTAAAAACAAGGAGAGGAATGATCGGATTGTCCAACTGTTTCAAGAGCTTGGCAGCACCCGTCTGGTTGCTGACAAGGTTGGAATGTCTGTTTCGATGATCGGTCATATTCTGAATAAGAGGGGGATTCCAACACCGAGAACAGGGAGACGCCACAACCCATACGCGGCATGTGACCTCCACTCGGCAAAGGTTCTGGAAATGTGCGAAGCTGGATACAACCTTTCGCAAATTGCGAGAGTCGTTGGAACCAAGAACGAAGAGGTGAAGAAGTTCCTGAGACGGAACGGCGTGACAAAAGAATTCCCGAAAGCAACCTACGGAGAAAAGCACTACGCATGGAAAGGACGGCTACTCGATAAAGACGGCTACGTCTTGATCCATTGCAAGGGTCATCCGAACGCCCGGAAGCACACCCACTACATTTTCGAACATCGTCTTGTCGTGGAAGCGGACCTCGGGCGCTATCTCTTGCCGACTGAAGTAATCCACCACTTGGATGGAGATAAGCAGAATAACTCGGTTGAGAACCTTCAAGTGTTCCAGAGCAACGGCGAGCACCTTGCCGTGGATCTTGCCGGTCGCTGTCCAAAATGGACCCCGCAGGGCAAGGAGCGTATCCGTAAAGCTCTTCTCCAACGGTGGTCTGACTGGCGAACTTCCAACCAGAACGAGTCAGAAGACGGTGCTCTCCCGTGCATTTGAACGAATTTCCGTCACTCAGCCGAAACTCGAACAGCTCAGCCGTCCCCTTCAAATAAGGGACATCGGCCAGAACCGGACCATGGAGTGTCATCACCCATGGTCTTTTTTTGTCTTCACACAAACTCTGAATCGTCGGCTGTTCACCAGTCTTCGGGTCCAGCATCCGCGTGTCACCCGAAACGCACGACGACGCTCCCGCAATCCCCAGAAACCGCTTGTCACTCCAGTCCCCGATCAACTCCCTCACAATCAACTCCAACCACGGCGTCCACAACACCCGGCAAATACTCCCCTCTCCATTGAACGCCAAATCCACCGCCCCCTTGAAATACCGGAAACGATCCGATGGCTCAATCGCACTCCCGTCCCCCTTCTCCTTCCCCAACGAAAACATCCACAACAAACAAACCAACTCCTCAGCCCCCAAGGGAAACTCACACCCGTCAATCACCGGCCCGCGTTGTATCATACCCACCACTTACATTCA